CCCAAGGACACACCATATATTCAGGCGTATTATTTTGAACATTGATGACGAACATACCACTAATGTATCTGATGGTTGCAAATACTCTATTACTAGTAGTATTTAATAATTGGAATTGCAGTACTTGTGTTGGTCCTACTTTAATACTTTCAAAGTATCTTAAAACTTCAGAATTATCAGTCAATGTCGGTTGATTAAAGAAAGCTGAATAGGTTATTGAAGTTGGAACCATTTCAGTCAATCTTATAGCACGATATCCAGCTGGCAAAATTCTTGTTGTTCCAATAGTTGTGACACCAGTATCAATTAATGTTAGAGGTATCTTTGCAATCATTGTGTTGTCGATTTCTTCCTTATTTGGTCTACGCATAAGTAACTGAGGTTGTGGTATAGTTGTGTCACCAAGATAGACTTCAAAATAACCCAGTGTGATGATAATTGTACCATCTTCAGTTATAATTTTGGTGCTATTTAGTTGTCCATTACGTAGATATTGTACAGGATTTCTGTCGTTCTTTTGTTCAAAAGTTGTTGTCATTACATTCTGATCAACAATAGTTAAGACTCTACTTTTGTATTCTCTTCGAGCCTGTGTATCATCAAGCCAGGTAGTTAATTCCTTAGCATTTAACCATTGTTTTTCAGTTAGTTTTACTTCGCGATTTTCAATTGGTGTAAACAGATTTCGCATTCCTGGTATTGGTAAACAATTGATGTACTTTCCTAAATGGATTGCTGGAACATTTGATGATATCATAGTACCTAAACCATAATACGTATTGCCTTTTGTTGATTGTTGGAATAATTTTTGTGAGTAAGTAGGCCAATCTGTGAAGAAAGCACCTTTTACTTCGTAGTATCCATTTGATCCATTTATATAAGTTTTAAATCCATCACCTACTGTAGTTGGCGGTAGTGTAATTGCACTATTCACTCCAATAAATGAGGAAATATTATTCTCAGCTGTAAAACTTGGATAATAAATACCATTTGTTCTTGGTCTATTGACGCTATACTTCACACCATCTGTTGCTATGTAAATTCGGCTATTTAAAGTGGTTGGAAATACTTCAGCAAAAGGTCTCTGAACTACTACCTGTGTTTCAGGAGTTGTGCGTGATGGTTTAGCACTGACAATTGGTTCAAAGAAGATAAATGGATTTGGTCCGTTGGCTCCTTGTAATTTACTAGCAATACGCATTCGTACAATTGCATCTTCTTTCAATGGATTTTGAATTGACATGAATAATGCAATTACAAGCACAGGCTTTGGTTGTGGGTCAGGGCCCATTATTTCAGTCTCACGATAAAAATCATTCTTTCTTGCATCATGTAAAACGTGACACTTGTTCCATGGTAAAGTTGTTGCTTCAGCATGATATGAGTACTTCTGTATCTCACTTATTTCAATTGTTGTTGTTGTTGGTGCTCTTGGCAACCATCCTACCACTATTGAACCACTGTACAAGGGGTTACCTATAACAGTGATTCTATACTCCATTGCTCCAGTATATCTGCCATGCATTGCTGCAAAAGCTTTAATATATTTGTTAGCAAACATGCTTTCTGGTCCATAGGGTATAGTAGCAATAATGGTTCCTGATGGTGCATCAGCTGGTACTACGAATTCAACATCTGAGTCTAAATATTGAGAATAAATTAGACGATGGATATCAAATGTTATAGCACCAACTCCAGCCATATTAGGTGCTCCTACTGGTTGCAAAGTCATTTGAGGAGCAAGTTCAACAGATGCATTTGTTGGTTCTGATTGGCTAGTCATAGCTGGTATGACTTGTGTTGGTTGTGGATTACCAGAATCAACAGCAGCTGAAGTGGCCAAGCCTTGGGAAGCTTGATTCATTCTTGCTGGTTCGATTCCATGATCTGCTTGTGGTTGTGCTTCAGTTGTATGTTGCACAAATTTCAAGA